ATAACGCTTTATTTACAGGAACATTCGCCACGCTTCTTACCTCCCTTCTTTTTCTTCTTCTTTTTCTTTGTAGTGGAATGATACATAGTGGAAAAAGGAAACTCTTAGTATATTCTAAACGAAGTTTGGCCTAATGTCTCTGGTTTGGCAAGGTTGAATTGTTGGAGACAAAGGTATCCGAAAGCGTCAAATGCGTGGTCAACTCCGAGGTTTTTGTTTGGCATACCTGTGTTTGGAGCGTAAGTCAGGGTGCGGAGAGATTTTATAAGTTCTTTGCAGCGTGGGTGGATTAAAGTTCTTCTTTCTCCTGCTGCATCATATAGTGCGGTGTTTATCGCGGTTACTTTGTCGCGGATTTTCCAGGGTGAACGTGGAGAAGATACTGTGAATCCACTTCTACGCAGGATAGTATGGTCCGTTGAGCCGACTCCTGATGTTTTTCGGGCTGAACCCGTTGGGTCGGGGCAAGCAATTATTCGTCTTTCTACTCCGTAACGATTTGTAACTTCTTCGGCAAAATCCCAGGTTGTAGCACCACCTGTCAAAATTATCTCGTCAAAGACGTAAAGTATGTCTCGGTAGCGGACAGCACATATTCCGCAAAGTGGATCTACGTTAAAATCGACCCCTAATAAAAGTGGGGCGATGGATATGTCCTCCGCTTCGGTAGAAATGTTGGAATCTGAAAAGGAGACTGCAACGAGACCAGTGAGATTCTCGAAACTTGCCTCGAACTCCTGTTTAAATGTTCTACTATCTAGTTGGGCCTTGGCTGCCTGTACTTCTTCTTCTGGAACATTACCCCCGTCTATTGTAGTGAAGCTCCAGCGTTTCCAATCACCTGTTTCATCTTCTGGAACGTAGCACCACAAATCATAAAACCACGATGCTGTGCCATCTGGTGTTGATATGAACAGTGCCCAACCTTGTTTATCTGCGAGGGCTGGTCTGATTACTTGGAACCAAACATCGGAATCCATGAAGGCTGCTTCGTCAAGTACTACTCCAGCTAGGCTTCGGCCACGCAGGGTTGTGGCGTTTTCAGTTCCCTTGAGTTCGATTAGCGATCCATTTATTAGTTCTATTTTGAGATCGGTTTCATTTTTAGACTGTATCCATTCTCGTGGGATTAGTTTCTTTATTTCTTTCCAGGCAATGTCTTTTGCCATGCGATAGGTAGGGGCACAGTAGAAATATGTTTCGCCAGGGCGATCTATTGCTGCTTTTAGTAGTTCTATGCAGGATAAATATGATTTTCCGAATCTTCTGCCAGCCACGAGGACTCTAAATCGGTTTTTTGCGTTGAACACCTCCCCCTGTGCCCATCGCAGGGAGAGATTTTCGGCTGTTTTTGTACTCATGTAGTAAAGAATAGCTTAAATATGAACAAATTTCCGTGTTTTAGTCGACTAAACAGTGTTTTTAGGGTTATTATTCAAGTATTAGTATTTATTTAGTCCGTGGCTCAAGCATACTATCGACCAGATGTAGACAGTCCAAACGCTCCGTTGGGTGGTAAGGTCTGTGGAAGAAGAAATCCAGATGTAGTTATTGAAGCAAGAAGGCAAAGATTGTATAATCGCCAGCTTGAAGGCTTAACAACTAGACAATTAGTTCTCGATCATGCCAATAAGGAAAACATTGGGGTGGATACAGCGTGGAGAGATTGGGGCAAGGTAAAAGAATGGAACGATGAAGATTGGGAGAAGGATAGAGAAAAGATGATCTCACGACTCCAGGGGATGAGAATGAGGCTTTTTAACAAGGCTATGAAGAGGGGTCAGCTTCAAACTGCTGCTCAAATATTGGATTCGTTAGGGAAAGTGCTTGGTGAGAGTGAAGAGACAATTAATCTAAACACTCCAACATTGTCTATTAGTGTAGAAGGAAAGAAAAAGTAGTCTTAATTTGTAGATTTATCAGTAGGTTCAGGGGTAATAAATTTATTTTTAAAATTTTTGCAACACTGCCCCGTGCATGCGGTGGCTGTTGTATGCGGTGGCTGCTGCATGCGGTGGCTAGTGGAATAAATAAGCAATAAAAAAGCCCGCGTAATTTTGCGGGCGTGTTATACAGTGCAGCTCCTTAGATTTTTATTTTTCTTGGGTTGCTGTCTGCTGTGGTTTGTATCCTTCGATATGTTCGGGTGCTGTATAGCTCGCGCCCAAAAATAATACAATAAATAATATCATAGCGAAAAATGATTTTTTATTTTCAATCTTTATTGCTTGGGCTGTTCTAACTCTGGTGTTTGATGGTTGCATGATGTTAAGGGGATAGTATGAAGTAAGAGAATAAAAACAACTATTTATAAATTGTTTTCCATGGTTTGCCCGTAGGATTAATTAATTTTGGGTGTAACCATTTTTTATTATTTGAATATATTGGATATTTTTCTTTTTCTCTTTCGATTTGATTTAAAATTACATTTATTGATTCTTGTAAATTTAAATGTGGGTGAAAGTTAATTAGATTTGAAAATTCATTTTTAAAAAATTCTTTTTCGTTTTCTTCGGGTCTAGATAGTGACATAATTTTAATTTTTAAAATAAGTTTGATAGAGGTGGCTTGCGGCTGTGTGGTTGCCTTGATTAGTTAATCTAATAATAATTTTATTTATTTTAGATTTGAATTTTTGAGTAGGTGTTTTCATTTTATTTAGTTCCTGATGTAGTTTTACTTAATCCTTCTAATTTACAAAAATGATTAAAACAATAAGTTTCTATTTCTTCAGGGTCGAATTGATTAGGTAATACTATTTCAAAATATCTTTCTTTGCTTTCAATAAATTTATTATCTACATTATTCATTCTTAAAAATCCATAGTAATTATATAAACCTTCTGCAATACATTCTATTAATTTAAAAGATTCAAAATAATAACGGTATTGGATTCCATTGTAATTTCTGCAAGTATAATTTTTTACCCATTGGTCAGGTGGTAACACTTCCAATTTATCCCAATAATAACTTTTACTTACTACATAGGGTTTATAAGCATTATATTTTTTCTCATAATGTTTCTGTTGAAGTTTTAATGCTGTTGTATATGGAACTAAACTAACACTAGGATACATTTTCAAATATTCTTTTATTGTTATATTTTCCCTGTTTGGATTTGTTAGACTTGTCCATTTTGCATAACCTTCTTTTGTTATCTCGTCATTTTTCTCACCTCCTGATCTATCATATAAAGACCATAAAAAATAATTGTCTTTGTTGATTAGTTTAAAATCTGCGAAATTGTCAATAGTTGTTGTTGACATTGTTTAAGCTCCTTTTTAATTTGGGTGTTTAAAAATAGGCATACTGCCTACCTTAATTATACCTTATTTTTATTTATAATCTACTACTTTATGAGGTCTTGGGAACACTTAATTTATAGTCTTATTTATGAGATTAACACTATAAAAACTTAGTTATAGCAACACTTTTGAAGTCTTACAGTTGATAATCCTATAATTTTAATTGTAGTAATGTAGTAATAGTCATAAAAAATTTAAAATCATTCATTTTTCAATTGTTTTATTTTGGACTCAAAGTAAGATAATTTTATAAATTTGCATTAAAAAAGCTCAGGCTTTTTAGTTCCTGAGCTAATTTTATTAGTTGTTAGCTTATGTATTTATAAAGCTAGACACAACTCTTTAGATTTATCAATTATATTTGCGTTTTTTCCATAATAGTTCTGTTCCATTCTTATTCTTGCCTTTTCCGATTCGTCATTAATATTACTAGCTCCCATTTGATGCGAGTAATAATAGTTAATTCCATTATGTAAGCTGTATGCTGTCCTCCCATTTTGTTCAAATTCTCTTTCGAGATTTTCTCTAATTTGTTTAACTTCAACAAGATCTAGATATGTTTTATCTCTTTGTGTTTTCAAAACTCTATCTGTACATACTTTTTTATTTTTCCATTTTTCATAAAATAAATTTTCTAATACTTGCTTAACTTGTTCTTCTTTTATTTCTTTTCGAACCATTAACTTATAATCCTCTATTGACTTTGTAAATTCACCCTTTTTAAAATCAATTATTCTATTGATGTTTTTTACATTTTCATTAATAGATTTTGTATGTTTAAAAACTAAAGGGTTTGACTGTTTCAATTTATTCATTTGATTAAAACAAAACATCCTGAAGTGAATAAAACTAATATGACAAGAAACACTAGAATCATGACTAGAAACAATTACTAAACGTAATTTATGTGGGTCATCTTTTTGTACTTCTTGTATAGCGTCATCAATAGCAAGATTAAAAACAAACCTTTTATTATCAACATTCATTATTGATTCTATTGTTGTTTGTCCTCTTACCTCCTGAATCACTTTTTTAATAGAATCTAATTGCAATGTTGTATATTGCATTTTTGGAATATTTAACAGTTGGTCTTTTGTATCGTGGCATATGGCTTGATAATCATTAATTTTAATTAATTCACCTTTAGCATTTTTAAAAAATAAATCTCTTTTTACTGCTTCAAAATCTAGCTCATTTTCTTTCCATATAATGTTTAAATCTTTTTTAAAAGAATCATCAATAACATTTGACCCTTTGAAGATAGTTTCATTACTAGAATTTTGATAACCTAGTTTCTCGGCGTTTAATTGATTTTCTAATTTTTTAGAAAATTCTTGATTAGAAATACTTAATGTATTTTCTAGTTGATTTTTGAAAAGTTCAATTTGATTGTCCATTTTGTTTTAAATTTGGGTTGTTTAAAAAAGACACATAGTGTCCTATACATTCTAATTTAATATTGATTTAATAGCAATACTGTATTACTTAAGTAATTATTAAATTGGATCGTAGATCCATTAAAAATATTCATAGTATCTTGTACGGGTTGCCTGTGGAAAACTCGCAGTATCCTGTGGAAAACTTTTTTTCCTAAATTTTTCAGAAAAAATTTTTCATACTATCCTGCACAAAAAAATTCAGGCTATGACTAAATTCTGGCAGTAATTATTTTATTATGAAAGGCGTTTTTGACATTTTTTAGACTATAGGCAGCAGATACTATGAAAGGCGATTTTTCAAAAAATTCTCAGAATTATCAGTGATAATAAATAAATAAGAATTTATTGTTTACAAGATACTAGAATAATACTATAATAAAATTGTTCACTAATCCACAATTAATTATGGGCTTAGATATGTACTTAAAAGGTACAAAAACATTCGGGATTTATCCCAGAGGACAATACAAACCTCCCTTCGAAAAAACTTTTGAATTTCAAAGTTTACTCAATAATCATGGACTTGAAAACGCTCCAATAGATTACGAAACTTCTTGGTCATGCTATACAGTGCAATTCCCTCTAATGTACTGGAGAAAATCGAACCAGATTCATAAATGGTTTGTTGATAATGTTCAGGGTGGCAAAGACAACTGTGCAGAATACTCCGTTTCTTTAGATCAACTTAAAAATTTAAGTGAAACTATCGAACCAATAATATGCTATCCATCAGTTGCTAAAGAAGTTATTGAAGAAAAAATGCCTACTCAAAGTGGTTTTTTCTTTGGATCAACTGAATATGACGATTATTATTTTGAGGATTTAAAAAATACCAAAACTCAAATCGACAAAATAATAGCGTACCAGACAGCAGCCGAAAATGCTCAGAAGTGTAGGTGGCTTAATTTAAAAACTCATAAGGGCAATATGACTACTGAGGAATTTAATGAAAAGTTCCCAACTTTAACTAAGGATATTCCTTTTGACGATTTTTATTATCAGTCAAGTTGGTAATGAATAAACACCAGATATATACCGCACTGGACAACATGGATATGTACGGGGGAAGTTTTGTGGCTTCCCTCGCTCATTGCTATTCTCTAGCCGATCCAGATAATCAAACCATACTGTATAACGCGTTTGAATCCACCTTTATTAAATACGCTAATTTCAATGGACAAGAAAAAAGCAACTGATTTTATCCAGAAGTTACTTGTTTCTAACGAAGATAAAAAACCAGAAGAACAACTACAAAGAAAAGATATTGTTGACATTCTTGTAGTAGATCACAAGATACCTGAAAGTACAGCTTACAGGTATTTTTCTGATGCACTTAGGGAGTACGAATGGGAACAAGAAAAGTCAGGCGATCCAACACGAATAGATAAGAACAAAAAAGTTCTCGATCAAGTGTGGGATATAGCACAAAACGCTATAGAAATAGAGCTTGATGATGAAAAATACTTAAACACTATAGAAATATGGTCAAAATTATCCACCCGATTTAGAAAATTATGAGTGACTCTTTTTTACACAACCATCAATCCGCACTGGACAGCCAGCGTGAAGATGATGCGATCCAATATCTACAGGATTGTGGGGTT